ACGGCGTTAGCTGGTATCGCTGGGGGGCTAACAGACGGCAGCATCACAACTACCGATTTTGTCAACACGTTGTCAGGCGTTTCGGCAGTCGCTGGTTTTACGCCACCGGCAGGCATTACGCCCGAAATGATTAACAGCATTGCAAGCGCAGCAACTGGCGTGATTTCTGGCGGTGTTGATGATGCAGGCCAAGCAATTTTATCGGCTGGGGTGAATTTCCTAGGCAATGCGCCCGAAGCGATTATGTCCTCAATTCATGGAAGTAATGCCCCGGCCTCAGCCGAAGACATTGCAAACAAGATCGCGCAAATGGGCCTAGCCTCAAACCTCGAAGCCCTGGAAGCTTCAGGGGACAGCGGCGGCGCAATCATCGGGCAGTTTATTAACGACGGCTCAATCAGCTTGGAGCAAGTCTTGGGGATGGCTGGAGTGTTTGGCGGCTTGCCAGCGTCAGTAGCGGCAGATGCGGTTGAAGGAGCAGTCAAAAATCAGAAGTTTTGGGAGCATTTTGAACGCAGCACTTACAAGCCAGATTCACTCACGCCGCGAGATATGAACGACGCAGCGGGTAGCGATACAGATCCACAAACTACAGACCTTCCTCAATACATAATCGACGCATACGAAGCCGTTGATTTTGCAAACATTGCTTAGGAGCCTCGACCATGCCAGCCGTTGCACGAATAGGCGATTTCACAAGCCATGGAGGGGTCTTAGCGGCTCCGGTGGCTAAGTCCGTTTTGACTGGGGACAGGCCCACGGCGCACGTTGGGACGCTGCACTTTTGCCCTAAGCCACCGCCACATCCATCTGTCACTCCATTAATCACAGGAAGCCGCTCTGTTTTCGTAGAAGACAAACCAATCGCTACAGTAGGGTCAGCTACAGCGTGCGGGGCCGTAGTGGTAACAGGCGCAAGTGACACGGAGGCAGGCTGATGGCAATTGGCATGGATCGAGAGACTGGCAAAGCAGTTCAAAACATTGACCATTTGCGGCAATCGATCAGGGACATTCTTGCAACGCGCATTGGAACGCGGACAATGCTGCGAGATTATGGAAGCAACATCCCCGCGCTAGTTGATCGTCCAATTAATCGGGCAACCATTGCAGCAATTAGATCTGACATGATCAATGCCCTAAACATTTGGGAGCCAAGGATAAAGATCAAGCAAGTTGTCTTAAGCGAAGTCCTGGCTTCTGGTTCTGTTACCTTTGACCTGTATCTGACTTATTTGCCTAACGGCGAAGAAATCGCATTGCGTGGAGTGAATATCTAATGGCTGTTACAACAAACGCACTCCCAACGCCGGACATTATTGAAACGCTCAGTTATCAAGAGATTTTCGATCTGTTGCGAGCAGACTTTCAGACTAGGTTTCCAGATTTTTCGGCTTTGGTTGAAAGCGACCCTGCAATCAAGCTTTTAGAAGTAGCGGCTTATAGAGAAACCATTTTGCGTGCTCGCGTGAACGACGCATTCAAAGCAACCCTTTTGGGTCTAGCTGCGGCAAACGATCTCGACAACTTGGCAGACTTTTACAACGTCAGCCGAACAACCGAGGAAACCGACGTTGCCTTACGAGCGCGAGTTATTGAAAAGATCAAAGGAAGCAGCACAGGTGGCGGGGCTAGTTGGTATCGCTTCCAAGCGTTGTCCGCCAATGATCTTGTCGCTGACGCTTTAGTCGATAGTCCTGCCCCTGGGGCTGTTCAAATTGCTTTGCTGTCTGAAGAATCCGCTCGCATCGCTTCTGCTGCTGAAAGTGAGCTGCCAGACTTAGGCACTTTTTACGGCATTACGCGGCTTGAAACAGAATCAATCGCGGATTTTAGGGTAAGGCTTCGGACAGCGGCTCTAGGCACAGCAGGCGACGGAGCAGCAAGCTCACAACTGCTTTCAATTGTTGATGCAGTTATGCAAGCCCCTGACGTGCGGGTGATTACAGACACATTGACAACAGTAAGCGCAAGCATCGTTGTCATTGATGTTGCTGCTGACATCTACCTTTATCCAGACGCTAACAGCAACGTTTTAGCTGGGCTTGAAGCGAGCCTTAGAGCAGATTTAGCAAGCGCAGGCGGTCTTGGATGGGACTTGGCTAGAAGCTGGCTAATTAGTCGAATGCACTTAGAAGGCGTGCAGCGCGTCGAGCTAATTACTCCGACAGCAGACGTTGTGATAACCGGGGCGCAAGCCGTGACGTTTGGGACTGTGACTATCAACCTGGCTGGCTATGACCGATGAGCTTAGACCTACTTCCAAACCACGCGACAACACTTGAGAAAGAGTTAGTCAATAGCACTGACTCAATTTCGCGTTTAGGCGCAGGGCTTGAAAGAATTCGAGATGCCAAGCGGCAAAACATTCCTGACAATGTTGTTGATTGGCTGATCTATGAATACGGCCTAGGCGAAGTTACGCCTTACTTGACAGACCCTCGGCAGGCATTAGCGGAGGGAGTGCAATGGCAGCGAGTAAGGGGAACCCCGAGCGCCGTAGAACTTGGCCTTGGATGGATTAATTTCCCGGCTTCGGTTGAAGAATCTGAAGCTGCGACGTTGCGCTGGGCTGAGTATCAGCTTGGTTTAGAAGATGGGCCAGCCGATCATTCCAAGATTTCGCGGGTCGTAGGGATCTCGGGAATTTCGCAGCCTGCCAGGACGCGGATGTTTCGCATCCATGGCGGTTGGTACGATTTTCGACGTTTTAATCTGAACGATCACGCGCTAAGTGAAGGCGCAATGCTTTGCGATCACAGCGGAGTGATCGTGCGACCTGAATGGCCGCAATTAAGTTTTGGCAGGGAATATCAGAACCAAGCCGACGCAAACGGCGCTGCTGAAACGGCACCGGGAATTGTTGACGCTTACAAGCCAACCCGTCCGATTCAAAGCTTCCCCGGTGACACCTTCAGGCTGTCGATTGGTTTCCTTTCCGATGACGATTGGCACACGCCAAACCATCCCGGCGTCGCTGGTCGTCTGTTCAGCTTTACCAGTCTCGACGGGCTACAGAGCACGCAAGAAATTCTGCCTGAACTTAGCTTTGCGAAAGCGCAAATTGTTCTTTCAGATTCTGAACCATTAGGCGACACCAACGCAACGTTTGCAGCTTATGAAGAGATTGAAAGCGGCGAGCTGATTTTCCTCAGTGATCAGGCGCTCAGCGAAACACCGCTAGAGCTTATTCGCCAAGAAATCACAGAGCGCTTTGATGTTCTACACAGCAAGGCAAGCGATCCAGTTGCTGTTGCTGTTTCCAGCGATTATGAGCACGCACGGGCTTATCACCAGTTCCTGAACGATACGTTTGTCCTCGGACGTTCGTTCCTGGGCGATGTTGCGCCGACGCAAGCGCAGGCGTTTAACAACATCACACTCCACGGCAAGTCGGCAACCTATGCCGCTCGCGTATGGGGCGCTCACAAGTGGCCGACAATTTCATGGGATGCGCCAGAACTAGACACAACCCCGGCTGAACTAACGCCGTTTAGTTTCTGCTTGGGTCAAATCATCCTGTCCGAGCAAGGCGAACTAGGCGACACTAACGCTTGCTTCCCATCGGCCTATCAGGAAGAGCAAGGCGACGGAATTTTTGAGTTAAGCGGCGACGCTTTAAGCGAAACTGTTCAGAAATTAGTAAATGTCGAAGTCTTAGAAAGAATTGATCGGAGCACAAAAGGATCCGCGCAAATACCGGGCGGTTCTGCGGCTTACTCAGCCATCACGACTGACTTCGAAACAAGTAGCGCACACCAAGTTTTTGTAGTTGACACGCTTATTCTTGGGCGCGATAAGTTAGATGACATTGAGCTTTCGCGAGCAATTGGTGGATTTGCGCAAAGCAATGAGCGCACAATTGCTTTCAACGATCCACACACTGCAACAGTCCAAAATAGAGACGTTCTCCGCGCAGCTTCTGCTTTCGGAGTCACGCCACAAACGCAGCCGACAACGGCTTACAACACCCGCACGCACGGCGCAATTGATGCGAATGTGCAAACCGATCAAGCCGACAGTTCAGAACGCAACAACACTTCGACAGCTAGCGGCGCGACAGCATCGCAGCAAAGATCGCCAGGTCAAGAGCGCACGGTTTCGACTGGTTTTACTTACGCAGGTTTAACCGCAAATGGCTCAATCGATGGGCGCTATACTCATAGCAGCGTCTATTTGGCCGCAAATCAAATCGGAGCGATTGCTGCTCCGATTTCTGTCGGAACAGCAAGTTTCCCCGATTCTGGGCAGACTTGGACGACCGCAGCCTGGCCTCCAACCTCATGGGTCGAGACGCAGGTAATTGTCGGCTCAACTCACATCACCACTTAAGGAGTGAAAATTGGCAACCCTTACAAGTTCGGGCCGGACTGCTCTGGCCATTTCAGTTAAAGATCGACCTATCCATCTTGCCTGGGGCAATGGACAAACATGGTGGGACAGCAACCAAGCTGAAACCCCAACGTTTGACGCGAGCGGCGACTTGTCCCTTGCTTACGGCAACGCGAGCAGCGTTGTAGTCAAGTCCTTGGACGGCGTGACAACTTACGCCATCACAACGGATTACACATTAGATGCAGCGGCTGGCACGATTGCCCGTGTTGGCACTGGCAGCATTCCGGCAGAGGGACAAGTTTCTGTCGAGTATTTTTCAGGCCGTCCCGTTGAATCTGCAACCGCATCCACGCTTTCAAACGAAGTCGGAAGGCGCATCGCTACTCAAGTAGAATTTTGCACTCCTAACAACGCAAGCGGTGCAATTGTGGTCCCGACTGGGCGCTTTGACACAAGTGTGACGCCAACCAACAATCTTTATATGCGTTTCGTCTACGATTTTGCAGACGCAGCAGGCGAACTTATAAGAGAACAGGCCGTCTATATCGACACCGTGACCGATGTCAGTCTGCCAGCCGGACAGACTTATTTTGACGACACCGACGTAACCACTGCCGGGACGTTGCTTGTCATTCAGCACAGCCCCGCCATCACCCGACTGTCTTCTACAAGAGAGACATTCGAGTTTGTCATTACTCTTTGATCGAGGACTAAAACCATGACACTTCAGGGTTATTACAACCGCTTCCAGCCCTCGCAAAATTTTGACGAGCTGCTGTTTAGAGCATCAAAAGGTCTGCAATCAGCAGAACTAAACGAGATCCAATCGGTCATTAATGATCGACTGGTTAACATTGCTGACGCCCTTTTCTCTGATGGCGCTGTCATTCGAGATTGCGACATTATTGTTGACGCAGCGACTGGAGCCGTAAAAGTTTCCAGCGGTGCGCTTTATGTTGCTGGCGCTGTCCGCGAGATTGCGGCTCGCAATGACATGACAGTCAGCACCACCGGCTCTGTCGAGGTGGGTGTTTATGTTGCAGTTCAGGAAGTCACTGAGCTTGAAGATTCAACGCTTCGCGATCCTGCCGTAGGAACACGCAACTATAACGAGCCCGGCGCTGGACGCAAAAAGGTCGAGCTGTCCTGGGGCTTTTCTGGTGACGGCGGCGATGCTGCTTCTTTCTATCCTGTTTTCTCGATCCTTAACGGCTACCTGCTAGACGTTAGTGATCCCCCAGTCCTAGACAGTGCTCAGCAGCTTGTCGCTCGCTATGACCGCGAGGCAAACGGAAATTACATCGTTGACGGTCTAGGCGTTACTCACTCCATCCTTGATGGCATTGAGCACACCCTGATGGTTCAGGCTGGCGTTGCAAACGTCAACGGCATCAAGATTGACAAGGTGTCGTCTCAGCCATTCGTTTACAACGAAGATCCTGATCTTCAACAAATTTCAAACGAACCTGAAACTTCTAGTTCTTCTGGAACTCAGACAATCACCACAACTTATCAACCCTTGGAGTCAATCCAAGACGTGGTGATCACAACCGAAACAACTGAAACTGTTACCCACGGCGCGTTTTCTGGAGCCTCTGATGCTCTGGCAAATACTTCCGTTTTGTCTATTACTTCAATTGTTTCTGGCGGCACAACTTACACCGCTTCAACTGATTTCGTTCTAAATGGCGATCAAGTTGATTGGAGCCCTTCAGGTAACGAGCCAAGCCCTGGCGCGACCTATACGGTCGTTTATCGCCATTTGGTAAGCGTCACCCCGACCAACATTGATTTGGCCGCTGGTACGTTTGACATCACGGGCGCGGTCGTTTCGACCTTAGTCCTGATTGACTACCGCTGGAAGCTGCCACGCTTTGACCTTCTGGTCATGGGCAACGATGGCGTTGTCGGCAGGCAAAAAGGTATTTCTCACCGCTTTGATCCTCAAATCCCAGACGGTGCGCTTGATGCGACCGTGTTGGCAGTGCTTGACAACAAATGGGGCGAAGCCACCGGAGTTGATCAGAGTGAGATGGTGTTCGCTGTGCCATTCGGCAAGATTGGCGAGCTTCAGAAATCAATCGGTGAGCTTTACGAATTGGTCGCTCTTGAGCGGCTTGAGCGTGACATCAGCTCAAAAGTGCCGACCACAAAAAATGGCGTTTTTGTCGATCCTTTCTTGGATGACGATCTCAGAGATTCTGGCTATGTGTCTGGCCCAACCGGCAACAACATCCCCGGCGGCGATGCAACTATTGTTGATGGTGAGCTAGTCCTACCAATTAGCGGCACATCAATTCCGTTCCCGACTAACAACGGTCAGGACGAAATTACGATTCCTGAATACACCGTTCCAGTCAATACGCTGCCATACAACAGGATCTCGATCCTGTCGCAGCCGCTGAGAACTGGGTCGATGAAAATCAACCCTTATCAGGCGTTTGAGCCTATGGCTGGATCTGCAAGGATCCACCCCGCGCAAGACACGATCGTTCGCACAACCTGGCGTCGTAAGACCCGCACGTTCTACAGCAACCCACACCGCCGCTTTAAGCGCAATGGACGGGTCCGCCCATCCAAAGTCACATCGACAGTGCGGACGCTTGAGACTGTTGAAACTAAGTGGGATCTGGATCGCCTACGCGAGCGTGACGTTCGCTTCCGTATTTTTGGTTTCCGACCCGGCGAAAAACTTACCAAAGTTGAGTTTGCCGGTAAGGAATACGCGAACCGTCTTTACACCTGGGCGAACCCTAAGACGGCGCAAACCTACAACGATTTCACCGCGACCCTGAACTCAGCGCAAACCCGCACCGAGTTTCGTGGCCGCTTCCGCATCCCTGGGCCTGACGTTTACCCCGTTGGCACCTATGAAATTGAGTTCACGGGCGAGGTTGGCCCTAACGGCGAACCTGCAACCGTGGCGGTCGGCACCTACACAGGCGCAGACCACATCATTAACCGTCGTCACACTTATGTGACAACACGGGTCAAAAAATACTATGACCCACTCGCTCAGACTTTCGTTCTGGATGAGCCGCGCATGGTCACAGGCATCAAGGTTCGCTTTGCTGCTAAAGACACAGAAGAGCACCCAGTTTTGATCCAGCTTCGCACCGTTGAAAATGGTGTTCCGACTTTGGAAGTTTTGGCTGATGCTCGCATTGAGCACGCAGACATTACGACTGATGGCAACTACAACGAGGCCGTTTTCACTGCCCCGTTCTATTGCGACGCTGAGCGCGAATATGCGCTCGTCTTCCTAAGCGATTCTGCTGATCACGCTCTATGGACTGCAAAGCTGGGCCAGTTTGACACTTTTGCGCAAACTTGGGTCACTGAGCAGCCTTACAACGTTGGCGTTTTGCTTAGCAGCTCCAACGCTGCAACCTGGACGCCACACCAGAAAAAAGATCTTAACTTTGAGCTTATGGTGGCTGAGTTCACGGCAAACCAAGCGACTGTCGATCTTGGCCAAGTGAGCGTCACGGATGCCACTGATTTGATCGCTGAGATCCCCTGCCTTCTCCCTGGAGATGACAGCAACATCACTCTTCGCCTTAGCGCAAGCAATGGCGACGTGATTGACCTGGCGGCAGGCGGCCAAGAGATCCTCACGCAGGACACCACCACCACATACACAGCGCAAGCCGTGTTGAATGGAAACAGCAAGATCGGCCCGATCATGTTCCCCGGTGCTGAACTCTTGGTAGGCAACCTGTTTGATGCAGCGGACTACCGAACCCGCGCAATCACCGCGCAGGGCGGCGGATCAATCAAGGTCTATTTTGACGCTGAGATCCCTGGCTCTGCCAGCGTGACTCCAACGTTCAAAGATGGCGCAACCTTTAGTGCAATGTCTTTGAGCTCTTCTACTCCTATCGGGGACAACCTCGTTGAGTATGAATACACCGGCACGCTTGCGGCGAACGACACTCAGGTTCAATTGGACCTGAGTGGATCCCCGGCATATCGCCCCTACGTTCGCAACCTTCGCGTCGTAATTTCCTGATCGCTAACTAGGAACCTGACATGACAATCGACAATCGTTCGAGCAACCAAAATTACAAACTGCCCAACCCTCAGAACCTTCTGGCGGATGACGCAGGGCGGCTTATCGATGCAATTAATGCCATCGATGCAGATGTAGACAACCGCTACACAAAAGCTGAGGTTGATCAAGCGATTGCCGATCTTATTGACGGCAGTCCTGACACGCTGAACACGCTTAACGAAATCGCGGCGGCGATTGCTGATGACAGTGATTATTTCACAACGATCAACACCGCCATCGCGACAAAATCAAATCTTGCGGGTGGCAATACTTTTACAGGTAATCAAATATTTGAAGATGACGTTCGCATTCAATCCGCAACGCCGCGTCTTTTAATCCAAGACACGACAAGTGGTCAATTTTCCCAAGGCGATGGATTTGGGCAAATTCTTTTTAAGACAAGCGATCCAGACGCTGGAGGCGTTGGCACAACTCACGCATATATTAAAGCCGAGCATTCACGCAACGGCTCAGGCCACAACAACCCCGACGCAGGGTTAGTTTTTGGCACTAGCCAGGGGACAAACCCCACCGCCGCTGCGCGGATGTATCTAACAAATGATGGGCAGCTAGGCGTCGGCACTCGACCAAGCAGTAAATTTCACGTCGCTGGCAGTGTGAGAACAGAAGGGGATGTTATCCCCGACACTGACAACACGGGAAACGTAGGAACCTCCGCTAGCACTTTTGCTGATGGTCATTTTACTGATTTTCAAGTTGACAGCACCTTAACCGTTCGCGGCGCGATTGATTTAGCTGATAACGATGTTTTACGTCTAGGCAGTGGCGATGATGCTCAAATCGTTCACAACGGCTCGAATCTTTACATCAAGATGCTGGCGGACGATGATGTTATTATCACTGACAACAATTCTAGTGACGCTGAAAGATTTCGTTTTGATGTAAACGAAGGCCGCTTTTTTGTTGATGATAATATTTACGCCGGTAGGGCAATTAGTTCTTATCCAAAATCAGGCGTCCACTCTATAACTGCTTACGGTCGAAATTCTTCTTCACACGCTGATACTACAACTTGGTCAGCCTATACACAGATTAACGGCGACTATCGCGGCGAAGGCAACGAGGCTACGACAGAAGACACCGCAATGGTTTACGCGGTTCAGCAGATTGCG